CTAGATGTAAATTTCGCTCTAAATACAAAACAATCGCAATATAGACACAAATAATCACCATAAATTTAAAACCACATAAACAACCTCCATTGTGTTCGGGTTTGTCCAAAATGTCCGTATCCGTATCAGTATCCGTATTTACCTTGGATTTACGACGATATTCGACTAAATTATTCGGCTGGACATCCACGATTCCACAAACGATTTCTTCAAATTGCCGGCGTTTAATCATATCGTTTCCATAAATACAATTGAGTTCGTCATTTGGGGAATAGTCAATGACCTGTTTTTCATACAGGACCATTATATAATTCTCGTAATTGTGCAACTTTTCGTCATACAGGAAAGTCTTTGTATACCCCCCTGTAAAATCTAACCGACTCCATCCGGACCATCGAATGCACCTATTATAAATCGTTTTCGTATAACAATGATAAAATGCACCCGAATCTCTTATTATAAATCGCTTTCGTATAACAATGATAAAATGCACCCGAATCTCTAAACACGACACCATCGTATTGATTAATAAATACGACACCCCATCCTTTCGATGCAAATTTGTCAAACATATTCATTTTGAACAAATCGTTTGCAGTAATTCCCTGTATGCGTTCCAGAACATAATACTGCTCTTTTTCTGGATGAATCTTGTATAGGACACGTTCGCCAAAATTAATAGACAGGTCTTGAAATTCCTCTATGATGGTACATACACCCAACGATTTCTTCCATTTCGGGAACGCGGTTTTCGGTGTATAAATATTTGTAGACCAAAAATCGGTAAATCTCTGAAGCAATGATTCGCGGATATTCAATGACATATTGTTTGATTGGGTTGGGTGATACAAATATAAATACGCAAATCGTTTTCAATTTTATTTTTTATGGCGCAAAAATCTGGATATTGGAATTGAACCATTTTTTCAAATGGACAATGTTGTTATTTCGATGCATAGTATCGGGCAATAGCTTGCCTTTACGGTCAAAGTGTGTCATAAAGTTAATAATTATGTTTCGCATAACGGCATTGTTATATTTCGCATCCAGATTGGTGTACAAGAACAATTCGACGCCTTTGCGTTGATTGACTTCATTATGGAAATGGAAAAGAACGTCTTTCAATTGTTGTTTGGAATAAATAGAACGATAATTGATTCGTTCTAAATATTCTTTTGCGTGATTGGCGCAATCGGGACAAGGTAGATTACAACAAATCGTATATATGACATTGAGGATATCCAGGCGTTTTTCGTGAAACGCATCGTCCTTTATTTTGTGAGCCATGGTATGGAAGAGGAACCACGTGGGTTCTCCCCATAGAATTTTGTGTTTTGGAATTGGTGGGGGGGCGGGGGCGGTGGATGGATTCGGAACGGCCGGGGATTGTCTTACAGGTAATTCTTGGGACAATCCGGGGAAATTCACTAATCGATTCATGCGTATATATGGATTGTTGGAAAAGGGGGTCGATTCACTACTATGTAAACTATATGAATTGGTAAAGAACATATATATTAATTATTAAAAAAATATATAATTTTATCTGTAATCAATATACTATACGAGAATGGAAACGAAAGACCAATTAATACAGAATATTAAAGATTGGGTGAAAATCGACAACGAGATCAAGTTACTAAATTTGGAATTATCTAAACGGAAAACGGAAAAGAAAAAAATATCGGATTTGTTGATTCATACAATGAAATCGAATGAAATCGACGTGTTTGATATAAACAATGGGAAAATCGTGTATTCTCAAAGGACGGTTCGAAAACCAATAACAAAAAAGAATTTGTTGGATATATTGTCTAAATATTATGAAGGGGATATGAATGAAGCCGAGCAGGTGAATAATTTCATTTTAGAAAATCGCGAGGTGGTGGTCAAAGATAATTTAGTTCATAAGTTGGATCGAAAGGTTGTGTCGGCATCGGCTGACTACGCCTGAATCAATCCTAATTCGGGAATCGAATATACGTCCCCGTTTTTTTGGTATTTAGCAATAACTGTGGGATTCGATTTTTGTGACAATACGTCTTCGGGTGAATAGACATTTTCGCGGTCGTCGATGTAATACACAATTCCCTGTATTTCTACGGCGGAGATAATACACGATTCCCTGTATTTCTACGGCGGAGACTTCGACTTTGTATGTATTCGGTGCGGTCGAAACGTTTTCATTGTAGAGTCCATTGGGTGTTCCTTTGATATGTGTCCCACAGAATTCACTTCCGTCTTTTTTGCGTCGGGTGCATTGTTCATTGTTGGCCCGTTTTGCGTTACATCGGCATTGTGTATTGATTTCGGGTTTCACGCGTTTGGGTTTCATAATATCCTCGCGTTTCAAGATTAAATGTGGATACTCGTTAATTTGTTCGAGGATATTTACGATTTTGTCTTTATGGGAATCTTCGAAATGTTCGTTTGCGATTCCGTGGCGAATATCCTGTTTGAACTTGACGATAAATTCTTCGATGGTTTGATTGATACGTTTTTCCATTGTCATATAGTGTATTTTGTGGTTGGGTTGTTTTTGGGGGTTTGAAAGTATTATTATTTCAATTTTATTTTTGTGGTGTGTTTGTGTGTATGCGTGTATGCGTGTATGCGTGTGTGTATTACAAAAATAAAATTGAAATCTTTTATGAGTAATAATCAATAAGTATTCAATACACCAAATATGTCGTATTCATTCAATGAAATCTGTCCAGAACAACCGGTTTGCATCTCGGTCAAGAATGTGGGGGAAAAATATTCCGGCGAATTCATACAGGCATATCTGACAGATATGTTTTGCTGTGATAAAGTGGCCATTTCGGATATTCATATTGACGAAGCGCGTAATATACACGTTTGTTTCGACCGCTGGTTTATGGATTGGGGAGTGACGTACAATTCGAAAATGGAGGTGATGTCCGATGTGTTTGCGCATGGGAATAAGTTTTTGGTTTCGGCGCCGAATACGAACGACACGGATTTTGCGCAGGATTGGATACTCGAATATGTAGATAGCGTATCTAAATATTCGGAAATACAGGAAGAATATGAGAGAAACCGGTATATTGGATACTCGAATATGTAGATAGCGTATCTAAATATTCGGAAATACAGGAAGAGTATGAGAGAAACCGGTATTGCTATTATGCGGAAGAACTCGACGAAATGGAAGACAGAGGAAGCCGTCTTATGTAAAAGACTCATTGAATATGATTTTCATAGATAGATAGTATTAGTTTGATTTGATTTTGATTAAAGATAAAAAGTAAACAACAAAAAATCCTAAATATATTTCGTCGAAGTTGGGGGTGTCAAAAATACAAACGTATTGACGACGACGACGACGACGACGAGTATATTTTTTTGAATATGTCTATATATTATAAAAAAAGTCGTTAATATATTTATAAGTAGTAAATATATTATGGATATAAATTCATATTTCATTTTAATTGCAGTAACTTTAATGATTTCCACTATTTCTTTTTTGATTGAAATATACGAACCGTGTATTAAAGACCTATCAGATACAAATATAGTCGGTTTATTTGTGTTTCGTTTTATACATTATCTTTGTACAATATACATAAATGGCTATTTGTGTTTTTTCGATTATTTAGGTGTAGATTCTATATTATACTTGATATTATCGACTTGTCTAACTGCATCTTGGAAAATATTGAATTGTTGTATTGTATCATACTATGAATTAAAAATGTATAATGTAAATCATAAAGATTATTTAACGAATTTCCATCCGTGTATATACGTTTTGTTCAGAGATTATCAAGAAACCGTAATGTTAATTATGGGAATAGCAATGGCATTTACATTTTATTTTATAATGTTAAAAAACAAGATAATACCATTACATTACAAGTCATTTTTAGGAATAATATTTACATATTATTTTTGGATGAATGTGTTTTCAAGATATAATACAACAACATTAGAATATCAAACGCCATTATAATTCGATTTGTCCTGTCCTAAAGTGTTATTCTTGATTGTGGTGAATTTGTTTTTAGACGTGCTGCGAAGACAATAATATATGTGTATTGACACAAATATTGTTTATGAACACGTATGCAAACAGGACGCCGTGTTTTTCATAATCGATTTCGATGTCATACAGGATTACTTTTCAAATTTACTTTACTAAAACTAAAATAGTTTATGAATGTTTTTATAAATTTCCTGTGCTTCCATACACGCCACACGCAAATTCTGTTTGACGATACTCTTATCAATCTTATCGCCATAGGCCAATCGTATTATACTATGTGTATCGTGTGGATGTAGTTTCTTGAAACCGCAGAACGTCAATATTCCTTCCCCCTGATAGAATTTTTCATACAGGATATATTCCAGAACGTTTCCTACAGTATAATCTTCATTCTCCAATTTCACATCATACGAGTTTTCAAAAGTGACTTCGCTGGTTAAAATCGAAATCGTATCTGAATCAATGGATTCAATCAACCCGATATATTTATTCTGTAAAATCACACACGCTTTTTTGATAATCTCTTTATTATCATAAACCCCAATTGTTTTAATACAGAAATCGAAACTGTTGGCAACGAATATGCGTTTGGCGTCCAACAGCATGAAATTCCGGACTTGGAAATCGATTTCCGTTTGTGGAACCCCCTCCGATTTCAACTTGTCTTCCAATGCATCTTTGGTTTCGGTAATTCGGGTATGGTCCGGTGTATTCGAATAGGAGCATTTCGAAACCACATTATAAGCCGCATCATCGTTCGCGGTTTTTACTGAAAAGTCGGCGGTGAGTTTCAATTGTTCTCCCGGAAGATCGCCGATTTTCGGACGGAGACGACTGAAATCGATAAATTGATGAGTCAATTGATTCGGCGGAAAGATTTTGTGTTGCTCTTCTTTTTTCAAAAAGTTATTATTCTCTTTGTTCTGGATGGCGAAATCGTCGGTGGTCACATAGATGAGTTCTTCGGTATCATTGGTGACATCGACGATGAGTTGGTATTTGTCCAACAGGGTCTCGTGTTCTTTCATATGGATGGGTATACAGGACAACCGTTGTTTCAATATTTCGTTATGGAGCCGGCCGCGATTGGTTTCGATATGGATATTGGCGGGGTCAAACACCAATGTTGGGATATCACTTAAAACGGTTCTTCGGATGGAATTCGCGATGGATACGTCTAATCCGTTTAATGTGAACCGGTAGATTCCGTGTTCTTCCGAGATGCTCGAAATATGGATGGGTTTTTCGGATATATCGACTGATTTTGCAACAGAAATTTTTAGAAATTCGGACATATTATATGGTGGATGGATATATTATATGATATATATAATATATTTAAATCAATTTTATTTATACTATGTTTGATACCGGTTTGATACTACCTGTTTGACACTTTAGTAACCTAACATTAGTGCACCAACCAAAATGAACATAATGACAAAGGGAATAAGAACCAGGAACCACGACAACATAGGAAGTCCTGCATTACATATTAGGTTCAATATCCACGTCCAAAATAGAACATATACGATTTTCACCACGAAAATCAAAAGCGTACTGGAAACTTGACACGAATAATTTCCTAAACAATACGTATTCAAACTGCCTAAATTTTGAATTGCCATAATAACTAAAGCAATCACCGATATTGCCAGATATAATTTTGCGGGTGGACACAAATTGGATAATCCTTTTACGGCCATTTATATAATATACATATTTTATCTCTGAACATCGCCCATCGCTCATCGCCCATCGCCCATCGCCCACGTCTTATACCAATTGTGGATTATTAGAATTAAACATGGTAGTAATGGGTTGAACAGATGGATTTGGGTTA